CCACTTACGTTCTTGCTTAAATCAGTAAACGCACCATCAAAGTTACCTTCAAATGTAGGTGCAATTAAGACACCTGTCATTGTATCACCAAGCTTACTTACAAAATCTGATGTAGATACTGCGCCATTCTGCCATACTGTACCATCATAGATACGAGTAATATTACTAGTACTGTTGTAGTACCAGTCACCAATAGTAATAGCATCACCATTTAAATCTAGCGTAGGGTCAGAAGCCTGTACACCTAAGTATGAGCCTTCAATAGCATCTAAGGATGCCTGAGCACTTACCGCTGAAGCTGCTGCTGCACTCGCCGAGGCTGCTGCTGCAATAACATCCAAGCCTGTTTGTACTCTATCAGCTGCTGTAGCAATAGCATCAGCATTAGTTAATAGTACATTAGCATTAGTAGTAACTACGTCTGCATTAGTAGATACAACATCAGCATTAGTTGAAATAACATCTAAGGCTGTCTGTGCTCTATCAGCTGCTGTAGTGATTACATCTAAACCTGTTTGTACTCTGTCGGCTGCTGTAGCTACTGCGTCTGCATTAGTTAATAACACATCAGCATTAGTAGTAGCAACATTAGTATTAGTAGTAACAACATCAGCTGCTGTAGCAATAACATCTAAGGCTGTCTGTGCTACATCTGCATTAGTAGCTACAACATCAGCATTAGTTAGTATTAAATCCGCTGCCGTAGCTGCTGCGTCTAGAGCTGTCGCTGCTTCTGAAAGAGCCGCTGCCGCTGCACTTGCTGCCGCTGCTGCTGCATTATCATCTGCTAATAACACCTCAGCCATATTATTGGCTACAAACTGTAAATCTGTAATGTTATCAGCTACTGTATTAACATCAGTAATATTAGATGCAACAATACCAGCATCCGTAGGATTAGTTAGTAAATCATCAGGAGTAGTTCCTACCTGTATAATTAAACTAGCATTAGCTGTAGGCGCATCCTCAAATACAATAGCATTGTTGATAATGTCGTAAATAGTACGACTTTGTAAAACATTGTCGATATACACATTACAATGATTATCAGATATGATATTGAAATCAATGCTGTATATCTTACTAGTTCCGTCTGCTGTAAAGACTTTATCTGAAACCATAATTATTTCCTTTGTTTAAATAGACCTGGATTTACTGTTAAATCTACCTGTTAAGTTTAGACTGTCGATACAGAATCCATTAGAATCTACTGACTTAATAGCGACACTAGTCTTCTGACTTTCACCCATAATAGTAGCTGTCGGTCCGCCTTGTACGTGTCTATGAAACACTTTAGTATGAGGACCTACTGTTACTTCTACGTCTTGGTCTGAGCCTGGTCTGTCTTGAATAGTGAGTTTACGTATCTGTAGTCTACCTTCTTTATTATCTACTTTGTTACCACCACCTGTTTGAAAACCCCACTCATTTAATGTGATTGCGCTAGTGTATTCACCAGTACTATCAATATAACTAGTAGTAGTGTAGTCAGCAGAACCGATGTTAATCTTACCTAACTTCCTATCTGTTCCTTCGTCATACATAACAAGTAAGTCATCACCTACTACTTTAATAGAGAATATAGAAGCGCCTGATAATTCCCATCTGTGCCAAGCACTCTGAGACTTCTCTTCACCTTCCCAAGTCTGATTGTAGACATAAACCTCATTAGTATCTTCAGCCAATAGAAACACCATATCATACTTGGTAGATGTTTCTAATTCACTAATACGATGGTCAATATAAGTAGGAACGTGAGATGTAATATCTGTAGCATCATTACCTGTAGAACCAGGAATATTGTAATACTCTCTTACTTGTGTATATTCTCCTCTATTAATAGCGAAGTATAGATTAGGTCCGATAGTCTTTGGAGGTATCTTAGGATTAATATCATAAGTAGTAGTTTGTGCTAGGCTAGCAGTAGAAGGTGTTAGTGCTTTATCTCCGCCCATTATATATTGAGCGTGAGTGCCAAATACAATTAGGTTCTCATTGAAAGGGATAGCATACTTCAAGTTAGCTACTGAGTTAGTGTCTACTGCTACATCAATAGGGTCTGTATCTAGTAAGTCTGTAACTGTTGTCCTAAAGAAGTTCTCATAGATACCTGTCTCAGACATAATGATATTATCACCCGAGATGAAACCTAATCTATTACGATAGAAGAATACATCCTCAATCTCTTGTCCTACGAAACTAGGCATTTCGTTTGATAACTCATCACCCTTATCTCTATCGTAGTAGTCGAACTCTTTAAAGGTAAAGTTACCAATAGCAGTACGTTCTAAGATATGAGGCATAGTTGAGTTTTGAAACCCATCCTTAATACCAGGAGCTACTGTTTCTAACCAAGCCTCACCTGGATTCTTAACCCAAGCCCAGAAGCCTTCAAACTTATTCTTCTCATCACCTGTTACATTAACAAGTGTCTGTAGACCTGAGTAACTACCCATTGTATTAGGTAGGTCTTGTAGCTGCTTAAGTACACCTTGCCATCCTTCTGATGCTTGGTTACCCCAAGAATCGGATGTATTCCAAGTACCACTAGTGTTCTTATAAATAATAGAACCAGAACTAGAAGCACCTATCTGACCTGCTAGAGTAGAAGCAACTAAGTCTGACTTAGCACCATCCTCTGTATCTTTGTTACTGTTTGTTGTACCATTGATTGTATAGCTGTAAGTATTCTTTGTAGCATTATTCTCGCCACCATATGCAATGTATGTTCTCTTAACCCAGTAATAGGCGTGAGACCTATGAATGTTTGTATCACTAGTTCCGTGAGTATAGGTAGTAGATTCTGCTACTGTCTTAGTCTTGTTCACAATAAATGTAGTATCACCCACTGTTACTGCTGAGAAACTTTCACTTGCTCTAATACCACTAGGAAGAGATAAGTAACCATCAGTACCACTATCTTGTAAAACACCTGACATATCGTAGGTCTTCCAAGCTCCATCAGTAATAACTATGATGTAAGCCTCAGTACCGTCACCACGCTCGTAAGTATGGATGAAGGGGTAGTCAGCAATAGTATTATCAATAGCAGTTTCTACCAACGGGTTTCTCCTTCTAGTTCCTTCTGTAAAGGACAAACTACAATTAATCATCTCATCTACAGTAGTATCGTGTCGAAGCTCTGGAGCTTGTTGACTAACACCATTAATTAATGATGGTATTGTTTGATTAACTTCCATAGTTACTCCTTAGATTGCTGCAGGATTCTGTCTTCTATTCATAACTCTAATTGTTGAGGTTTCATCGAAGATAGAGTAGTCACCTGACCAAACATCCTCACCTCTAACCGTAGCAGTTGCGTCTTCTACCTCTTTCATAAATACCTGATAAGCGTTATCTACGCCTACTACTCTTAAATATAGCTTCATCTTAGCTTTAGCAACTACCAGTAATTGGGCTATTGAGTGTAGGTCATCGAAAGCGACCTCCCAAGTTACATCTGCTGGAATAGTTTGTGTGAATATGAATGTATTATCTGTCTTATCAAATAACTTACCGTTTTTAACAATTAAGTTACTTGACGTTTCAGAGGCATCTACAGAGATAGCTCCTGATGGTATAGAGATATACCCTGAAGAATCAGGTACTAAGTCCCAATCCTCAGTAGTATTAAAGTGATATCCAGCGGACAACACCTCAGTTAAAGATTCGTCAATAATCGTATCCGCTAATTCGGCTTCATAATGACCTGTTATAGAGGTGTTAGAGGGAATAGGGCTTTCACCTATAGTAGTTAAGCAAATGTTAATTGCATCGTTATATCTGTTCATAATACCTCGTTTATAATTTGGATGAACAGCCCCCGAAGGGACTGCTCAAGGTTGTCTAACTAGCCTAAGCTACAGTCAGACGCTGTGAACAACCAGCGTTAAGAACGCCTTCGCCCATTGCGTAAGAAGAAACCATCAATGTACCTAATTTCTCAGGGATGTAGTTTGCTTCTGATTTGATGTCTAACAACTTAACAACACCTACTGCGTGCGGAGTAAAGATGTAACCCCAGTTACCTGCAGGAATGTTGTTAGAAGTCATAATTGGAATACCA